TCGGTGGTGTTCACCTTGATCTTGCGGACGGTCTTGAGGAAGGTGTCCGAGATCAGCCACGAGAACCGCGGCGAGCTGCGGTACTGCGGCGGAACGAGGTGCACGGTGTCGATCAGATTGTCGCCCGTCACAGTCGTGACCGCCGAGCCTCCGAGGTCGGTGACCTGCGAGGCCGCCACGAGCTTCGTGTTCGCCGACGAGCCCGCGATGCCTTCCGGCTGCGAGCTGTTGGTGCCGATCGTGTACGCCTCCTCCTGCTTCAGGCCGATCGAGAGGCCGCACTTGTCGGCGACATACTGAAGGCCCGAGCCGATGCCGCCGTTGCCGATGGCGTCCTCGATGAACTCCTGAGACATCTTGGTCGCGGTGACATACTTGTACGGCACCACCGAGATGGCAGTCCCGAACGACGGATCGGTCGCGGTGATCGATCCGGCCTCGGCGACGAGCGAGGTGGTCGGCAGCGAGCCCTCGACCGAGATCGTGCGCTTCGAGTCGATCGTCGTGATCGGGCACATGCTCCGCAGCACATTCGACTGCTGGAGCTTGTTGATGATCCGGCGCTCAAGGTCGGTCGGGATCGCGGCGCCCGAGGTGCCGGTCGAGAGCGCGCGCATCTCCTGCGAGTCGCCGCGGATCACGGCGTTCAGCCAGCGCTGCGCGTACGCCTCGCTCGAGCGGTCGTTCGCGTCGCCGAGGGTCGCGGCCTTCGGAGCGCGGGTCTCGAACATCGGCTGCGACTCGAGCTTCGCCAGGCGAAGCTGCAGCGCCTGCAGCTGCGCACGCTCCTCGATCGCGGTGAGGTCGGCGTCCATGCGCGCGATCTTCTCGCGCTCCTCGCCGGAGCCGCGGAGCTCGACGGTCTGCGTCGCCTGGCCGGTGCGCTTGGAGAAAGCATCGAGCGCCTTGCGGTACTCGTGCACGGTGTTCTGCATGTCGTTCAGCTCATCCATGTCGTTCCATCCTTCGGAGGTGGATTTCAAGCCGCAGACGCGCGGCCTCGATTGCAGCCGCGGACACGCTCCGCAGGCTTGAATTGGTTTGGGGGTATGCAGCGTCCTGCACGATGGACACCTCGACGAGCCGAGCGCGCTTCACCAGGCGCTCGGTGCGCGTGCGGTTCCACGATTCGTCCTCGACGAAGAAGCCGAACGACATCTCGCCGGTGAGGTCGCCGCGCGCAAGCAACTCGCGCACATCGTTGCCGAGGGTCGTTTCGGGCAGCGACGCCTCAAAGGCGAGCCCGTTGCGATCGCTCTTCAGCGACAGCGTGCGCGACTTCGTGCGCGCGAGGAGCGCTGCCGGGTCGTGGTTGTAGAGAAGCTTCACATCGGAGCCGGTGCGCAGCGTCTCGGCGAATGCGCCTGGCGCGATCCGCTCGACGAACGCGCGGCCCTGCTCGACGATTTCGCGCGAGTCCTCGCCGTACACGGCCGCGTATCCGGCGAGCGTGCGCCCGTCGAGCTTCTGCTCGGTCGCGTCGATGGAACGCCTAGAAATCATTGGCAGTGCCCTCCTGCGCGCTCGTGTCGGTGCCGATGTTGGTCGATCCGCCGCCGGTGCCGACATTGAGCGCGAGCGTCGGCTCGTCGAGGCCGGGCAGCGGTGCGAGGTCGAGCCGCGCGCGGGCCTCGTTGCGGGTGAGGAATCCGGCCTCCACGCCGGTGCGCAGGGCTGCCATCTGCTCGGCGACGCCAGGCTTCGCGAGCGTGTCGGTATCCCAGGTCACGGTGTCGAACGGTGCCGCAAGCTTCGCGACGATCTCGGCTGCCCATGTCGCGAACCAGTGCGACAGGCACGCATCGACATACATGCGCGAGAGCCACTCCATCGTCCCGTAGGACGAGCCGACATCCTCCGAGAGGTAGGACGCCGGAACGCCATAGATGCGCGAGACATCGCCGATGCTGTACTTCCGCGCGCCGTCGAGCCCGGTATCGTCGAGCGTCGAGCTGATGCGCTCGATGCGCATGCCTTCTGCGAGCACGAGAGGGCGGCCGCCGTTGAGGCTACCGGCGTGCTTCTGCTCATAGTCCTGCATGATGCGCTGCCGGGCTTCGAGCGACAGCGGGCCAGGGTGCACCAGCGCGATCTTGGGATTTCCGGCGTTCTCGTAGGCCTTGAGCGCCATCTGTTCCTGCGCCGCGAGCAGCGTGATGCTGGTGCGGCACAGGTTGATCGGCGACTCGCCCCACAGCCCCGACACGCCTGGCGCTCGAAGGTGCAGCATGTCGGCGACCGCGATGTCGCCATACATGCGCGTCTTGTAGATCGGCTCGGGCCCGGCGAGGTCGAGCGACACGCCATCGGGGTCGAGCGGCATCAGCTCGACTAGTTCGCCGCCGCGCGTGCGGTTGATGATCGCGAACGAGTTGCCCCACAGAAGCGCCTGGAGCGTCATGCTGCGACGGAACTCAAACGCCGACATGTAGCGGCTGGGCGAGGCCCAAAGCGAAGCCGCGCCACTCGCCGAGATCTCGCACGGCGTGCGCGCGATGTCACCGGCGATGAGCGTGGCCGCGCGGTACACCGGCGTGTATCGCAGCGAGTTCAGCGGCGTGACGGTCGGCATCGACAGCGACTCAGTCGGCAAATAGGTCGCCGACCAAGGCTGGACGAAGAGACGCTGTAGCAGTCCGCGCAGCATGCGCGAACGCTAGCACCTCGTATTAGGCGCGTCCGGTTCTAAACATTATTCCTCGTAACATGAGGCTTGCTTGCCGCCCCACAGGTGCACGGCCATCACCGCAGCCATAAGAGGATCGATGATCTGCGTGCGCTTGCTCTTGTCGAGGATTAAGTTTCCGTTCCGGTCGCGCCGCACGACGGCAGTCTGACAAGCGCGCCGCATGATCGGGTCGCGCGGGTCGATCCGAATCTTCCGGCCGAGCCACATGTTTTGCCACAAGATGCAGCCAGGCGACATGCGGACACCCATCGCCATCGACGCCATCGGCACGCCGTCGAACTCCAGCTGCTCTACCAGGTACTTCGAGCCCCAAGGGTCGTAGGCGATTTCGCGCAGCGTGAACTCCTTCTTGAGCTCACCGGCGCGCGCGCGGATCGCCTCGTAATCCACTTCGCGCCCTGGGCTGAGGCGCAGCCAGCCGTCCTCGGCCCACTTGCGGAACGGAAGCCGGTACTCCAGCTCGCGCGCACGGACCTCCTCAGCGGGGTAGAAGTACTCGCCGCGTACGGCGACCGTGCCATCGTCGAGCGGGACGGCCACGCAAAGTGCGGACATGTCGTTTGACTTGCTCAGGTCCAGCCCGGCGTACGCCGTGCGGCCGCGCAGAGCTTCCCAATCGATCGGCTCGAAGGCCGGGTAAAGCGCCATGTCCAGCCACGATTCGCCCTCCTCGCTCACGCGCGCGCAGTGGTAGCGGGTGAACTCGCCGCGGCCCGCGGCTGTGGTCTTGCTTGAAGCCCAAAAGCGCCGCAGCTGGCGGATGTCCGGCGTGCCGTGCGGCATGGCCGGATTCGCCTTCACCCAGCAGCCCTCGTCCTCCGGCGCGTCGCCGGGGTCGATGCCGTAGAGGATGCCCTGCAAGGTGTCATCCTCGGCTTCGCCTTTGAGGATCGCCTCGCAGCGCGCAACCCACTCGCCGTAGACGCTGTCGGTCGAGGTGCCAGGCGTCGAGATAATCACGCCGAGCTGCTCGGAGCGCTTCGCGCCGGTGGTCGTGAGCTTGACGAGCGCCTCGCGCGACCGAAACTCGGCAGCCTCGTCGGCGATCCACATCGACGGGTTCAAACCGTCCATGCTCGCGGCCTTGTTCGGCAGGGCGCTTAGCGTGCTGTCCGCGCCCTTGAGCTCAATGCTGCTGTGCAGCACATCGACATCCTCGCGCTCTATGCCGTTCGCCATTGTCCTGGCGGTGTCCACGAGCAGCATCGCCTGGCGCTCAGTGTTCGCCATCGCGTACACCCGGCGGCCCGGCGAGCTCAGAAGGTCGTATAGCGCCAGCCCGGCCATCAGCGTGGTCTTGCCGTTGCCGCGGCCGATCTGCACGACGGCCATCATCGTTCGCCGCGTGCCGGTGTCGGCCCAGCGCCAGCACCACAGGTTCGCGAGCGTGAACAGTTGCCACGGGTGAAGCTCAAAGGGCTTGCCGGTCGCAGCGCCGACGAGCCCGATGGACCGAAAGAACCCATCTAGGCGCGCCAGCTCGTCCCAATCCATGCGCACATCGGATCGCTCAAGGTCGCGCAGGAAGCGCTTGGCGGCGGCGTAGATCCACCTTCCGGCCACGATCCGGCCGTCCAGGACATCCTCGGCGTACTTCTGAACGGCAGCGCGGCTTTGGTGCATCGTTTTTCCAGAGG